TCACCACAAGGCCAAATAAAGTATTTCAATACTATTGAAGGTTGGCAAATTAACGCAGTTGAAACCTTTAGCGCTGAAAAATTTGCGAATAAAGAAGCGGACAAAATGTTTAGAAAAGATATTATTGAGGAATACGAAGACGAAAATGATGACTTACCATTTTGATATGTTGATAGACGATAATAACCTTAGGACTTATTTACTTGAAGCACTAAAAACACGAACACGAAACCAAGTTGTAAAAGAAATAAAAGGTAGAGGGGAAAAATTCCACCAATACAATATAGACCGATTCTTAGCAGGCAAAGACGTAAGTTTAGAAACCGCAAAGAAGTTAGATAAGTATATTTACCGATTGAAATTACAATAAGTTTACGCCCCTTTAACGAGGGGTTTTTTATTTAACAAAAGTTTGTTGATAAGATTTTTTGTTACTTGTTGAAAAAATAAACATATATTTGATTAATATTTAAGCAAAAGAAAATTGGACTGGATTAACAAAGTAGTAAAGCATCACAAAGAATGGGTTAAAATAGTTAACTCATTTGGCGAATATTTCTTTGCTGAAGACATAGTGCAAGAAACTTATTTAATGCTTTTGAAATGGAGCAACGAAGAAAAATTATTTACCAACGGAAACTTAAATAAAAGTTATGTTTGGTTTGCGTTAAAGAATACTTTTTTACAACACGTTAATAAAGCAAACAAAATGCAAAAAGTAGATTTGGATTCAATAGCGATGTTAGCAGACGAAACGCCAAACGTAGAAAAACACGAATCGTTTAATTCTATATTAAACCAAGTTGAAAACGTAGTTGATGAATGGCATTGGTACGACCAAATGTTATTTAACTTATATAAAGATTCCGATATGTCTATGCGTGAAATAAGCAAAGAAACAAATATATCGGTTACGTCTATTTTTCACACGTTAAAATATTGCAAAACACGAATAAAAGAAAACATAGAAGAGAATTACCAAGATTACCAAAACAAAGATTACGAACTTATAAAGTAAAAATTATGGCAAAGAAAAAACTAACACAAATTGACATTGAAGAAAACACAATTATCGAACCTACTGGATTAGGAGACACAATCGAAATTGTTTTAGAAAAAACGGGAATAGCAAAAGTAGCAAAATGGTTATTAGGCGAAGATTGCGGGTGCGAAGAACGAAAGGAAAAACTAAACAAATTATTTCCATACGCAAAACCAAAATGTTTAACCGAAGACGAACACGCTTATTTAACCGAAAGCAAAGTTTTAGCAAAGAACGTTTTAATTCCAAGCGAACAAAGGGAACTACTTAAAATTTACAATCGTGTCTTTTCACAAAGAAGGCAACCGACAAGTTGCGGAAGTTGTTTGAGGGAAGTTGTAAACGGATTAAACAAAGTTGTAAACGAATACAAAGAACAAGATGCAAGTACTGAAGGTTAAAATTTCGGACGTAAAGACGAACCCAAAGAACCCACGTTTAATAAAGGACGACAAGTTTAAGAAGTTAGTAAAATCTATAAAAGAATTCCCGCAAATGTTGGAGCTTCGTCCAATAGTCGTAGATGAGAACAACATTGTTCTGGGTGGTAATATGCGGTTAAAAGCGTGTATTGAAATAGGACTAAAAGAAGTTTTTATTGTAAAGGCGGACGATTTAACTGAGCAACAAAAAGACGAATTTATAGTAAAAGACAACGTAGGGTTTGGCGAATGGGATTGGGATATTTTAGCGAATGAATGGGATACGGAAAAATTACAAGATTGGGGATTAGATTTACCGATTGATTTAAGCGTTGAGGAATTAGAAGCAGAAGAGGACAACTACGAAATACCAGACGAAATAGAAACCGATATTGTTTTAGGCGACTTATTCGAGATAGGCGAACATCGTTTACTTTGTGGGGACAGTACACAAGTTGACACTTGGCAAAAAGTAATGAATGACAAACTTTGCGATATGGTTATGACTGACCCGCCTTACAATATAGATTACGAAGGAAAAACAAAAGATGCTTTGACAATACAAAATGACAATATGAGCAACTCAAGTTTTTATCAATTTTTATACGACTTTTATACTGCATTGGGAAGCTATACAAAAAAGGGCGGAGCTTGGTATGTTTTTCACGCGTCAACGGAAACCGTAAACTTTTCAACCGCGATGATAAATTCAGGACTTTTATTAAAACAATATTTAGTATGGGTTAAAAATACAATGGTATTAGGAAGGCAAGATTACCAATGGAAACACGAATTATGTTTATACGGATGGAAGGAAGGAGCAGCGCATTATTTTACAAACGAAAGAACGCATACAACGGTTATAGAAGACACTATAAATGTAAACAAATTAACCAAGGACGAAATGAAAAAAATGCTAACTGAAATGTTAAGCGATAAAACCAAGTCAACAATAATACACTGCGACAAACCACACCGAAGCGCGGAACACCCGACAATGAAACCAATTTTATTATTAGCACCATTAATTCAAAATAGTTCAAAAGAAAACGAAATAGTTGCGGACGGATTTTTAGGTTCGGGTTCAACAATGGTAGCAAGCCACCAACTTAAACGCAAATGCTACGGTATGGAATTAGACCCGAAGTATTGTCAGGTAATAATAGACCGAATGAAAAAGTTAGACCCAAGTTTAGAAATAAAACGCAACGGCGAAATATTAAATTAACAGAACAAAAACAGAATGAGTAAAGAAGATTTAATACCATTTAAGCAAGGCGAAAGTGGAAACCCAAACGGACGACCAAAAGGCTCAAAGAATAGAAGCACGATAGCGCGCAAATGGCTTGAGGTTAATCAATCGTTAAAGAACCCTTTAACAGGCGAACAAGAAACGATGAGTCAAGAAGATATGATTACGCTAGCATTAATAAAAAAAGCAAGGGACGGGGACGTAAGCGCTTACAAAGAATTAATGAATTCAGGTTACGGCGCACCCGTTCAACAAATAGAACAAACCAATATTGAGCAACCTTTATTCCCAGATGTTAGTTAGAACAACGGCGGTTAATAAAATTATAGCGTTAAAAAAACGAATCAAAATAATACAAGGCGGAACAAGTGCGGGTAAAACCTTTGGAATAATTCCCGTATTAATAAGCAAGGCAGCCAAAACCCCAAACTTAGAAATTAGCATAGTAGCTGAATCAATACCGCACTTACGACGAGGAGCGCTAAAAGATTTCATAAACATAATGAAATGGACAAGCCGTTTTTTTGAGGGGCGGTTTAACAAATCTTTACTTAGATACGATTTCGGGAACGGAAGTTATATTGAATTTTTTAGCGCAGACGATTCAAGTAAGTTGAGAGGGGCAAGGCGTGATATTCTATACATAAACGAATGCAACAACGTGACGTTTGAAGCGTACAACGAACTATCAATAAGAACCAAGCGGGAAATATTTTTAGATTTTAATCCAGCAAATGAATTCTGGGTGCATACCGAACTAAAACACGAAGACGATTCCGACTTTTTAATTTTGACGTACAAGGACAACGAAGCACTTGATGAACGAATAGTAAAGGAAATAGAAAAGAATCGTTCTAAGGCGTCGACAAGCAGTTATTGGGCGAATTGGTGGCGTGTTTATGGACTTGGCGAAATAGGAATGCTTGAGGGCGTAGTTTTTAGTAATTGGAAAATGATTGACACGATACCGAACGAAGCAAAGTTAATTGGTTATGGGTTGGACTTTGGGTTTACAAACGACCCGACGGCAATAATAGAAATATACAATTACAACGGGCAACGAATAGTAAACGAAATTGTTTATCAAACGGGATTAGTGAATAATGAAATAGCTAAGAAGCTACAAAAAAACGTAATTGCATACGCGGATAGTTCCGAGCCCAAATCAATCGAAGAAATAAGAAGAACGGGACAACTAATTAAAGGCGTTACAAAGGGACAAGATAGCGTTAATTTCGGAATTCAAATAATGCAAAGTCAATCTTATTTAGTAACCGCACAAAGCACAAATTTAATAAAGGAGCTACGAGCTTATTGTTGGGACAGAGACAAGACGGGCAAACAAATGAATAAACCAATAGACAACTTTAACCATACTATTGACGCCTTACGTTACCACGAAATGGAATCATTGGGTAAGGGTTCTAACTTTGGAAAATACTCAATAAGATGACAAACGATTTAAACGTAATGGTTGCCGTAGTTGAAGAATACATATACCAGCGCAAAGGCGTAAGGGTAAAAATAAATATGAGCGATTCAAGAAAGTTTGTATTACATTTTGAAATGCTTTTATACGCTTATGAAATTGCGGTTGCATATAACAAGAAAACGAAAACTTAATTATATAAATATGAAATTAGAATTAACCATACCAACTGATTTAAACGAAATTACTTTAGGACAATACCAAAAGTTTATTAAGGTAAAAGAAACAACAACCGACAACGAAATGTTAGCGGAAAAAATGATTCAAATCTTTTGCGATATAGAACTAAAAGAAATTATAAACATAAAATATAGCGAAGTACAAAAGTTAGTAGCGCACTTTAATAAATTGTTTTCCGAGACACCGAAGTTTACACCGACATTTAAAATTAAAGATATGGAGTTCGGATTTATTCCCGACTTACAAAATATTAGTTTTGGCGAATATGTAGACCTTGAGGAAAACTTAAAAAGTTGGGACACTTACCATAAAGCTATGGCGGTTATGTACCGACCAATAAAGTTAAAACGAAAAGACGGACACGAAATTATTAACTATACTGGGACTGCTGAATTTTCCGACTTAATGAAGTTCGCACCGCTCGGAGTTGTGTTAAGTTCGTCGGTTTTTTTTTGGAATTTAGGAAGCGAATTATTACAAAGTACGATAGCTTATTTAGAACAAGAGATAGCGAAGAACCCGAAAGTATTGGAGACTTTAGCGAAGCAACACAATTTCAAAAACAATGGGGTTGGTATCAATCAATTTATGCACTCGCTAAAGGCGATGTCACAAAATTTGACGAAGTTACCGCAATGGGACTACTTAAATGTTTGACCTACTTAACTTTTGAGAAACAAAAAAACGAAATAGAACAACGACAACTTAACAAGTATTTAAAATGATAGGATTTTACACGGCAATAGACAAACTAAAAGCGCACTTTGACGCAGACGCATTGGTTAATTCAGTAAGCGAAGGCGATATATTCCAAGTTGATTTAGCTAAACAAACTATTTTTCCACTTGTTCACATTATGGTTAATTCGTGTACGTTTGAAGTAAACGTGTTGCGCTTTAATATTTCTTTAATTGCAATGGATTTAGTAGATATATCGAAGAACGAAAACACGAATGTATATTTAGGCAACGACAACACACAAGACGCTTTAAACTCAACGTTAGCAATCTTAAACCGAGCTTACGATATTATGTTGCACGGAAGTTTAGCATACGACCTTTTCCAAATAGACGGCAACCCAACTTGCGAACCTTTTACGGAACGATTCGAAAACTTGTTAAGCGGTTGGACGATGACGTTCGATGTTTTAGTACCAAACGAAATGACGATTTGTTAAGATGGAAAAAGCCGAACAACAAATAATTCTTGAGCAATTTCGGGACTACGTTATTCAACAAGCACGAAGCAATTTAAGTAGGTTGCAAAAAAATAGTAGCCGTAAACTTTACGATTCCATAACCTCAGAAATTAAAGCAATGCCAAATTCGTTAAGGCTTTATTTTGATATGGAAGACTACGGGTTTTATCAAGACAAAGGAGTTAGCGGAACTAAAAGAAAATACAACACGCCTTTTTCATATACAAACAAAATGCCTCCGCCAAAAGCGTTTGATAAATGGATTGTTAAAAAAGGAATAGCGCCCCGAAAAAAAGACGGAAAATTTACAACACGTAAAGGCTTACAATTTGCAATTGCCAGAAGCATTTTTGAAAAGGGAATTAAACCAAGTTTATTTTTTACTAAACCTTTTGAAAAAGCATTTAAGAATTTACCCGACGAAATGATTGAAGCATACGGCTTAGAAGCCGAAGAAACATTTAATACAATAATGGAAGAAAATTTTAAAAACATATAACAATGGCGTTACCTAATCAAGACCACATTTTCGTTCGCAGTCCTTTTATAATCGAAGTTGACGATGCAACGCAAACGGGTTCAAAAGTCGAAATATTTATTTACAAGGCAAACGCCTTACCACCCGCAACACCGACTTACACGTTAAGCAAATTAATACCCGCTTCAAACAACACGATTACGC